CATCAGGCCCTCATTCTCAAAGCCGAGCCATTCGGCCAAACGGATCGCGCGCTCAAAACCACAGTTCAGATTGGCCTGCGCCCGGTAAAAGCCTTGCTGCCGCATGACATCTCCAAGCATTGTCCGCATTTTGCGCGCCAGCTTGATGCGATGCTTTGCGACATCGTCGCCGGCAATCATCCAGGCCTCGCACACGCCGGCCCATAACGGAACCAGCCCAGCGCTAGCTGCGATCGTGCCGTCAACCTCCACAGACCAGGACAGACCCTGCACGCGCATCTGCTGCACATACTGGTAAAAGTTTGGGATTGGCTCAACGCCGCCCATAGACTGCTCGGCATGCGCCCGCTCAAACTGCTTGATAATCATTACTGATCGAACGTCTGCAATCGTGGGTAGATCCCGATCACGGTCATCGGAAGCGGCTGGTTCTGTTTCACGACGATCTGTCCTTCGTGCTCGTACCCCCCCTTGAACTCGATATCCTTATCGCCGGAAAACAGCGGCACCGCCGTGTCCATCGCCATGGATGAATCGCGAAATGGCACCCGGTCCAGTTCTGTCTCGGAACTACCAACCAACAGGCCGACCGTCCTGTACAACCTGATAGTCACATCAGAGATGCGCTTAGTTTTGCCTTGTGCTGTTCCTTCTTGTGACCCGACATCGACGCGTAATGTTTTCAATAAAGAGTCGTAGGGCAAACCCACATGGGCTTTGGTCGTGGTCCGCGTCAGCGTGATGCCGGCAGGATCTGCCGCGATTTGTCGTGTATTGTGCGTTGCACCATTTGCCAACACGACAACATCGTGGCCGTAGAGGTGCGACAACCCCGTCAAAGTACTGGTCGCGCTGCCGGAATACGACAAACCGGAGTCGACGTAAAACGCGTCTTCCACGTCCTCGCCGAAATCAAACGAGCCAAATCGCTCAACGTAGCGCTTGACCGCTGTCGTGCGCGTCTCCGCATAGACAACCATCGTTCCCGTGCCGACCGTCGAAAAGCCGACCTTCTTGGCAGCGGTATCTGCGGATGCGCCAGCAGCATCGATGAAGATGGAAAAATTATTCGTATCGACGTTGCGCGCGTAATAGACCGTCGCGCCATCGACTTTGAATAGGTTGGTCGCATCGCCGGCCTGCGCGCCTGATGGTGCCGTGCCATTGGTATCGAACGTGATCGCCGCGCCTGTCGACAGGCCATGATTGGCCGACGTTATCCTGTTGTTTGTTGTGTCTGCGGCGGCGGCTTTCAATAACGGCACATCCATAGTGCGCGCGACGACCACCCATAATTCATCTTCAGCACCTGTGCCAGGGATCGAGGTCACAGATTCAACGTGCCCGTAGGTGTAGGCCGTGCCTGACTTGGTATGCTTGCCGGCGATCTTGTGCCGATGCCAGGCTACGACTTCCTCGTCTCGGCGGTAGGTCATGCCGACAAGCTGTCCGTCAGTACGCGCAGCCCATAAAATGCTGTCCGGTTCTTTCTGGTAGACCATATCGACGATGCCGGTTTCTGTGATGTGTTCCGACAGGATCGTCAGATCCGGCGCCTTGTAGGAGTCAGTATCGAAATCAAAAACCAGTTCGTGGATCTTCCGCCCGTTGCGGTGCAGGAACAACGTCACGTTCTCAACCTGCTGGGGCAGCACGTCTGCGCTGCCATACGAGGCCTGGCGCTTGATCTGTGTGTTCGTCGGGGTCAGCGGCGAGTCAGCACCTGATGCCCGGACCGCGAACTCCCCGCCGACCGTGCCGACCAGTAGCGACCTGGTAGCTGACAAATACCTAATGGCATTCACCTGGTTCGACGCGATCGTGTAGATCAAGGCATTGGTGTCCAGCACCCGATTGTCCACCTCGCTGGCGGTGAAGTTCTCATAGTCACCTGATGTCGAGAACCATAACGTCTGCGGGTAGTCTGTTGACCCTGCAAAAACTAAACGCTCCTCGTAAAAGGAAACCGCACCAGGGAAGCCGGTCGTCGTCGACCAGTGCCCGAGCGCCCATTCTGTCGTGGCACCAAGCTCGCCGACTATCGTCACGGTGTCTCCGGCAGCTTCCGTTGCCAGGTCATCGGCAGGCTTCAGCAGCATCGTGTCGTCAGTAATCTGCACGATTTTCACTGTTTTGTTGTTCGATGTGCTGCCGGTAATGGTGATGACCATGTCGTCGGTAAAGCCCTCATCGACAAAATTCCGAGCGGTATCCGTAAGCCGATCGTTGTGCTCCAGGCCCGTCGCATCTGGGTCGCCCTCGGTGAACGAGATCGTTGTGTTCGTATATGTCGGCAGCAGCTCGACCGCGCCGTCGGGCATCGTCCCCACGGTAGCCGTGACCACCGTGGCTGAACTGAAAGCCGTGATCTCAGCGAACCCGTTAAATATTTTTACGAAGCGTCCCACGTCTGTCGAGACAAACGTCGAGGCTGACGCGGTCAGCGTAATAGACCCTGATCTGCCATTCGGCGTGATCGTGATGGCCGATACGTTTCGATCCAAAAACGGGCCATTGATGAAATCGACCTCGGTCAGCGTCCAGGCGTCGTGATCGGTCCTGGTCAGTTTGCGCGTGCTGACCCCGGAATGGCACAGGTACATCACGTCGGCAGACTGCGCGAACTTCAATGCCGGCAGTTGCGCCGTGGTGTACGGTGTCGCGATTTCGTAAGCAACATTGGCGACGCCGGCAGAGGTATAGGTCGAGTAATCTCGGCTATCGACGCCGCTGAGCTGGAAAGTATGCGTCGTCACGCCTGCGACCTTAAAGGTGCGTCCGTTGAGCTGGGTCATGCCGGCCACTGACGAGATCACGACCGTATCGTCGTTTGAGTAGCCGTGCGAGGTCGCAGTCACCACTGCCGGGTTCGCCTTGGTGGCAGCGGAGATGATTTTGTTGCCTTCGACGACGCGACCGCCGTCTTTGAAGACCCGCATATATAAGTTGCCAAACTCTAAGACATAGGCCTGCGTCGTGGAGAACTCGAACGGGATGAGCCTGCCGACTGCGGCTGAGTCTTTAAGCTCACCAATAAACTCGGTGCCTGGCCGGCGCGTGATGCCGCCGTGAGGATGGACGATAAAATTAGTTAGCTGCTCCGCTGCCGTGTTGTACTTTGCCAGATCGGTGCGGCCATGCAGGCGCGGTGAGAACTCGCCCGCCGTCCAGGCAACAAAAGCAGGTGAGGCTTGCGCCATTCCTAGAACCTCGCCCCAGTATAAGTGTCCGAGATGATGGCGTCGGGGTATCCTTCGGTCGCATCGACGAACCGGGCGTCCTTGAGCTTGATTTCGTAAAGCTGGAACATGTTGTTGGCGAATGTGCTGGACCCGATCAGCGGATACGCGATATCGGCAGCCAGGCGGGCAGCAACCGTCTCGATCAAGCCGATGTCCCATTCTGTTGGGTCAGTCAGCCGGCCAATGTATCTGATGTACATTGTGCCCTCGTCCGTCAGCAAATATCTGCCTGCCTCGACCTGGTAGTCCGTATCGAGCCGCTCGGTGTCCCCGTCGTCGGAGACTGACAGCACCCTTAAACAGTACGGATCGGTGGGTAATGTGTAGCGGTACGCGTACTTATACGTCGGCGCGGTGGCGTCCTGGGCCAGCAGCGTGCGCGTGACCAAACAATTCCACGGGTGCGTGCGGAAGGTGTTATCGCGGACAAACTCGTACCGCTGATTGCACACGCGTGCCGCCTTCGAATCTTCGGTCAAGCTGGTGATGTTGTTTGCGCCGACCAGATTGAGCGCCGAGTTGCATACGTCCACTGCTGAGGTCATGTGCCTGCCTTATCTGTTGAGAGGCGGGGAGCCGCCATCGCGACGACTCCCCGAACCCAGCTACTTGATCGCGTAAACAAGCGACAAAGTAATGTCCGCAGCGATCGTGAGTGCCGCATCTAAAACCGACACCTTAACGTCGACTAGACCACGAGGATCAGACGTGACGCTGGCGATGTAGTCCCAGGCCGGCAGGCCGGAGTTGGCGTGGTCGGTGAGTACCGATGCCGAACCAGCCGACGTGACATCATGGCCGGCAGACAAGGCGTCCACATCGTCGGTGAACGACTGCTCTGACGAGTTGGTCTTGAACAGACCGACATCGAGCGTGGGGGAACCTGACGAGGCCAGGTCATCCCAGTAGAGAGTGGATTGCGGGAGAATGATCGCGTGCGACGGTATGCGCGCGAGCGTATAGGTCGAGGTTGCTGAATCATCCGCGTTGGTGGTGATGGTATCCACGGTGACGCGTACACGCCCGAAATGTAGACCCGCGTTGGGCAAGCTGACAGGCGTGGTGTTAGCCAGGCCGGTCATCACTCGACTACCGTATAAAGTTACAACAGCCATTTAGGACTTCCTTCCTTCAATAGAAAGGGGGAGCCGCAAAGCTCCCCCCTGGTTTGCTGCAGCGATTATTCGTTGCAGGCGATTTCGACTACTTTTTCTTCTTCCATCCGCGTACCGCCGATGCTCATCGAGCAGTACACCTGAGTGGAATAGGATTTGTCTGCACGCTCGTCGATCCGCGAGGACATGTCCTTGCCAACCCCAAGCGTGAAGCCATCTTGCGCCCAGGCGATCACTTGCCGGGACGTGCCGTCGCTGGTCAGTCTGTTGGTGACGATGAACTCGAACCCTACGAAAGAGTTGATTTCACCTTGTGCTAGTGCTTTTCGTACCCGCTACGGGTTTCCCCGCCAGCTCCGCTGTTTGTGGTCTGGACTTTCTCTTCATCTCAAGGAGATGCTACCCGTCAAGTCTCTACACCTTCCCCATGTGGGGCTTGGCTCGGGATTGCCATGTCAAAGGTTTCCCCGAATTTGAGCAGTTTTCGTCTAAGCGTCGCCGCCTAGATAGGCAAAAGGTTTACCGTGTTAAAATCACTAGAAGTCACAGTCGTGTTGTTCAACAGATCTTCGATCTGCTCAGGTGCTACCGCGATCCACCGTTTGATTGAAGGATCGATATCGGCCTCGTCGAGGATCTTTTTCGCGGAGATGAGCTTAGCTATTGTAAGCCCCGCAGACGCATGAACAATTTTCTGAGCAGATGGCAACGCCGTGCTGGTCGTGCCAGACGTTCCCGTAGATGACGTTCCGATCAAAGCCGCGATGACAACATCGTCCATCGCGCGGCCCATCGCTGCACCAGCAGCTTGAGCATACGTCGATGTCGGATCTGCCAACATGCGGACCTTGTCCTGATCGTCGATGAGGTCAGCCCACTCATAATCGTCTAATACGACCATTCTGCGGCTATGGGGGGTATCAACTAATGGTGTATCGGAATGTCTGGACGAGCGTTTTATCGCCGCCGTCTTCCCGACCTGGTCGAAGAACGCCTTTTCGCCCGTTACAGACTCAACGCGCACGGCCTTTCTGAACCGTGAACCTTTCTGCTGCGAGAGCAGAGCGATGTTCGCATTAAATTGTTGGACAAAGGCCGTCGTTACTTGTGTACTCATGATAAAAATCTCCAAGCAAGAGATGCTCAGAGGGCTATCCGCATGATCGCGGACCTTCCTGTCGGTGAGGTGGACTAGACCGCCAGGCTTTCCCGGCTGTCAGCAGGACGCGTTAGCGCTACCCTGTCTTCTTTGTGCTCGCGGTAGGTATCGGCTGGACCTTACGGCTACCCAGCGTTACCTGCGCGATCACATAATCACGACGCCGTATCGGTGCCGTGAATAAACTCGTTTAATCTTAGAGACTCAGCCACAGCCGCCGAATGGCCGGGGTGCATCTGATCCCAATAAGGACCGCCCTGAACCTGTATCTGCGACAGCTCGCGCTGGGCATCCGCCGGGGTCATTGCGTTGCCGCCAGTCTTGGCGTCGCGCAGGGTATCCTCGCCCAGCTTGCCTTGCATGAAATCGCCGATGTTGACGAGCGTCCGCACCAGCGCCGGATTGGACGCCAAAGAAGTACCGTCGTCTAATTTTAACCCCAAAAGGTCATCACCGCCGTACTGCGACAGCACCGCCTTGGCCGTCCCGATCTTGGTGTCGAACGCCCTGCCGTATTCCTTTTGCAAAGAACGGATGCCTTCCTGCTCCTTGGCATCTGCCTGCAGCGCCTGGTCATCAGGGGACTGCTCGACCTCGCCGGCCATGACGTTGTATTTGTCAGCAAGCGCTTGTGCTTGTTTGGGCGTTAAACCGATCTCATGCGCCGTACCTGCGAACCAGTCTACGAGCTGCGGGTTGGCTTCGAGGCCTTCGGGCACGTTGTTCATCTGCAGGTCGTAACCGTCGGGCGTTTCAGGCCGGCCCAGCTTGTCGTAGACC